CATTGTCTGCACCAAACTTACCTACAAGATGTTGATATACATCTCGGTGTCCTTGGTGCATAGGTTGAAAACGACCACCATAAAATACTGCAATGCTACCTACGTCTTCTCTAATTTGTATAATTTCATTTATAATCATGTCTATTCTCCATTAGTATTTATGACTTGCAAAAACCGGTTGACTTTTACACGCATTCAGTTATAATAGTTAAGAACAGAGGAATAAAATTATGGCAAGAGCACCAAAACAATTTTACTTAACAAACAAAGAGTTGTTAAAAGAAATACATAAATCTAAGATGTCCTATTGTTATGTGAATGATGATCAGTATGCAGATTATGATTTGATCGTTGAAACATTTGAAGATATTACACCGGATGCTGTAGCAGAAGCAAAACAATCACGTGCAACACGTTTACAAAAGAAAGCACATGAAGCCGAAGTTAAACGTTGGGAGCAAGGACTAACAGGCAAGAAAACTAAACCAAGAGTAGCAGATTTCTTAGTTGAAGTAGACACAATACTAGACACAGATATTGTTATTCGTGTAATGACATTTGATCACATTCCATTAGAGAATAGAAAAAACAAACCCAAAACAGAGGCAGACTTACATAGTAAATGTAACTTCCCTCCGTTTAAGCATTATGCTTATCAAGAAGGAAACCTCAAAGAAGTCGCTAGAAGTCATTGGGAAGGTGGATTAGATAATGGTTACTTTAACACTACACACGGTGGCACAACAAATCAACTAGGCGGAATGTATATTAAACTATGTGAACGTTATAGTATGCGAGGCAACTGGCGTGGTTACACATATGTAGATGAGATGCGTGGGCAGGCATTAGTTCAACTTAGTCAAATTGGATTACAGTTTAATGAGTTTAAATCGCAAAACCCTTTTGCGTATTACACTGCGGCTATTAACAATAGCTTTACTAGAGTATTGAATTTAGAAAAGCGTAGTCAAAATATTAGAGACGACTTACTAGAAGAAGCAGGTCTTAATCCAAGTCACACTAGAACATTTAATGCTGAATGGGAAGGCAAAGAGAAAAAAGAGATTGAGAAGATTAGGCAAATGAACGCCGAAAACGCCGCAGCTAAAAAATAAAAAGAGGTAACACCAAGTATGCTATTTGATAAAGCAGTAATATTCACTGACATTCATTTAGGTAATAAAAACAATTCACGGTTACATAATCAAGACTGTGAAGATTTTATTATATGGATGATTGATGAAGCACACAAAAGAGGAATTAAAAAATGTTTCTTTTTGGGAGATTGGCATCATCACAGAGCAACAATTAATGTAAGCACATTAAATTATACAGTAAGTAATCTACGTAGACTCAATGATAACTTTGATGAGGTTATTATGATTATGGGCAACCACGATTTATATTATCGAGAAAAGCGTGAGATACATAGTATCCCAATGGGTAAGGAATATCCTAACATACGCATTGTAAATGATACTATGTTAATTGAAGATGATGTTGCTTTTATCCCCTGGCTTGTTGATGATGAATGGAAGAAAGTAAAGGAAGTAAAATGCAAATATATGTTTGGACATTTTGAACTTCCACAGTTTTATATGAATGCATTAGTTCAAATGCCAGACCATGGTGGACTTAAAGCAGAAGACCTAAGAGGCCCTGAAAAAGTTTTTAGTGGACACTTTCACAAACGACAAGAACGTGGTAATGTAATTTATCCGGGCAACTGCTTCCCACATAACTTTAGTGATGCATGGGATGATGATAGAGGTTGTATGTTCTTAGACTGGGCTGGTAAGATAGATTATCTACCTTGGCCAGAGGCACCAAAGTATCGCACACTGCCATTAAGCAAACTTATTGATAGCCCAGAAAAATATCTAGCAGACAAAACATATGCTCGTGTGGCACTTGATGTAGGTATTACATATGAAGAAGCAAACTTTATTAAAGAAACATTTGCTAAACAATATGACTTACGTGAGATTAGTTTGATACCAAGTAAAAAAGAAGAACACACAAACGATTGGCAACAAGGCGTTGACATAGAAGTAGAGAACGTAGATACAATTGTATTGTCGCAATTAGAATCTGTGCAAAGTGAAACTATCAAGAAACAAATGTTGATTGACATTTATCAAGGATTAAGTAATTAATATAATATGCTAAGAATTAAAAATATCACTGTAAGAAATTTTATGAGTGTGGGCAATGTCACACAGGCTGTCCATTTTGATAATGCAGGACTAACACTTGTGTTGGGTAACAACATGGACTTGGGTGGCGATGGGTCACGTAACGGAACAGGTAAGACAACAATCATTAATGCATTAAGTTATGCATTGTTTGGCAACGCATTATATAATATTAAGAAAGATAACTTAGTTAATAAAACAAACAACAAAGGTATGTTAGTTACTGTTGACTTTGAAATGAATGGAATTGAGTATCGTGTAGAGCGTGGGCGTAAGCCAAACATTTTTAAATTCCTTGTTAATGGCGCAGGCAGTGACGGAGAAATTACTGATGAAATGCAAGGCGAAGGCCGTGAAAGTCAACGTGTAATTGAACGTGTAATTGGTATGGGTCATACAATGTTTAAGCACATTGTTGCATTGAATACTTACACAGAACCTTTCCTTAGTATGCGAGCAACTGATCAACGTGATATGATTGAACAGTTACTAGGTATTACTAAACTTAGCGAAAAGGCAGAAATACTAAAAGAACTTACAAAGATTAGTAAAGACAAAATAACAGAAGAAACATATCGTATTCGTGGCACAGAAGAAGCAAACGAACGTATTGGTAAAAGTATATCAGACTTAGAACGCAGGCAAACAGTATGGGAATCAAAGCGTGATAAAGACTTGCAAGACTTAGAAACAGAGCTGTTAAACTTGCAACATATTGATATTGAAGTTGAACTAAAAGCACACACAGACTATGAAGAATTTACTAGTCAGAAGCAACAAATAGATACGTTAACTGCCGAAATAGCAAGACTAACCAGCACTAACGATAGAGAACAAAAACGCTTAAACAAAGCACAAAAGGATCTTAATGATACGTTAGATCATAAATGTTATGCATGTGGACAAGAACTACATGATGAGAAACATGAAGAACTTGTTAAGCAAAAAACAGAGGCAGTAACAGAAAGCCAAGAGCATATAGATGATTATAATACTAAGATTAATGAGTATAATAATGCATTAAATGACATAGGACCACTTAACAAAGCACCCACGATGCATTACAATAGTGTTAAAGAAGCGTATGAACATCAAGGTAAACTCGGATTAGTTGAAACAGAGTTAGTTCGCATTAAAGATGAGCAAAATCCATATGATGAACAAATAACCGCATTAAAAGACACTGGTTTGCAGGAAGTTGACTGGTCAGAGGTAAATAGACTTACAGAACTAAAGGAGCATCAAGACTTTTTATTGAAGCTACTTACAAACAAGGATAGTTTTGTTCGTAAGAAAATTATTGAACAAAACTTACAATTCTTAAATACTCGATTAGAGTATTATATTACACGTTTAGGCTTACCACATGAAGTGCAATTCCAAAGCGACTTGACTGTAACAATTACACAGTTAGGACAAGACTTAGATTTTGATAACTTATCACGTGGTGAACGTAATCGACTTATACTTGGACTCAGTTGGAGCTTCCGTGATGTATTCGAAAGTATGAATCATCCTATTAACTTAATTTGTATTGACGAATTAGTTGACAGCGGAATGGATACAATTGGTGTTGAAAGTGCATTAGGTGTATTAAAGAAGATGGAACGAGAAAGACATAAAAACATTTTACTTATTAGTCATAGAGATGAACTAGTGGGTAGAGTTGATAATGTTTTACAAGTTACTAAAGAAAACGGTTTCACTACTTTTAACGTAGAGTTAGAAGTTATTGATGCGTGATCACGCAGAAATAAAGAAACTGCCGTTGCAATGGGAATTTTGGCCTGCAATAAAAATTAATGAGAATTTAATTGGCCATGACATTTTGCAAAAACTATTAAAAGAAACAAACATTGACAAGCAAAAGAAAAACTAGCGATTGGACTCATAACAATATAATAGTTGATGAAATACCTCCAGAGGCAGAAGGATTTGTGTATTTAATCACAAATACTACCAACGGCCGGAAATATATAGGTAAGAAGCTGGCAAAGTTTAAAACAACCAAACCGCCTCTTAAAGGCAAAAAAAACAAAAGACGTGGCACTAAAGAAAGTGATTGGAAAACTTATTGGGGTTCTTCAGATCACTTAAATGCAGATGTCCTTGAACTAGGAGAAGATAAGTTTACAAGAGAAATTTTGTATTATTGTCCTAGTAGAGGAGTTCTAAGTTATTTGGAAGCAAAAGAACAATTTGATCGTAAAGTTTTAGAATCAGATGAATACTACAATGGTATCATTAATGTGAGAGTTGGCAGTTCAAAGATTCTCACAGAACATTTAAAAAAGGTCGACAAGCTATAACACATATGTTATGCTAATAACAAGAAATAACGTTTTAACGTTATTATCAGCAGATAATTAAAGTATCACATAATTACTATTACAACGCTAATATCTACCAACACAAAACTAACACAAAACTAACACAGGCTCACATGGCTCCGATTGGTCGGGATAAGCTCGACTCACCTTGAAGATACATAAGTGTCTGGAACTGGTGTGCCTTGTCAATGCATTGGTTTGACAAACCGAAATGAGTAAGCTCTCCTGACAATTGGAACTTACGGATAGCTCGAAAGTCGTCGTTATGGCTTAGAGTGTTTCTGCGTTAATAAGCAGTATGTAAAGTGGTATCGCTTAACCGCCACTACCTTGTGCTAATAAGGTTTTACTATAACGAGTGGGTATTCTTGACGGGAAATGAATATTTTGCACTTGGCTGTAACAAGCTAAGTGTGAATAAAAAATCTAGGAAATAAGCTAACATAAATAACATAGTAGTTAATTAGTTCTTATTGTTAATAGATATTAATATAGAGTTAAAAACATACATTGAGTATTGCGTTAGCAATACGATAATGATGATGTCGTAAGACATCGATATAAACAACAACATAATGGATAATGAATAGCTATGAGTAAATTTGAACAATTCCAAAAAGACTTCTTAGAATGGGTGATAACCAAAGTTGAACCCTTAAAAGATGATGGATATCCTGTATGTCCGTATGCAAAGACTGCCAGAGTCCAAAATAAACTACAATTTATAGATTGCAGTGGTCCTAATCCTGAAGCTATGCTTGAGTTTGACCCTAGAATAAAAATGGTAGGTGTATGTTACTTCGGT